AACGTCACCACAGTCGGCGTAGGAGGCGGCGGAGGAGGTGGAGGAGGCGGGGACGGACCCACAGCCGAACTATTAAGGCCACCAAAAGCCTTAATACTCCCTGCCCCAAAAGAGATAAAGTTCGGCATTCTGGCCCCCTTAGAAGCGGGTTAGAGAAGCAAGGACAGTAAACGTAGCGCTGCCGGTTTTGATCACCGTATAGGTATAAACATCAATTCCGTTCGAATAGCCAGTGCTTGGCGCAGTGCCGCCCTGCCAGCGCGTTGTGACACCTGAGGTGGTGCCATCGACCTGAACCGAATTGTTGTAATACCCAGTGACACCTTGAGCCGACAAAAACGCCACCGAAATGGCCTGCCCGGTAGAAAGAAGGCTGTTTAGTGTGTTTGAGCCGTTCCCACGCAGATTGATCGTCCAGTTGGCCCCAGAGCTACTCGTATAGTAGAGAACCGACTGGGTCGTGATGTCATAGTTTATCGTACCGCCAGCAGGGGATGCGACAATTGTCGCAGGCTCAACCATGTTGGTTACAACTTCAGCAAGCGCTGTCGTGCTTCCGGTAAAGGTCTGACGACCAGTAAACGTATTGTTTACGGTTGGATCAAACGAGCCTGCTGCGTTTGTGATGGTAATACCGCCAGACGCGTTGGTGATCGTAATCCCACTGCCAGCAGTCAACGTGCTGAGCGTGTAACCACTGCCATTGCCGATCAGAAGCTGACCGTTGGTCGGCGCTGTGCCAGTGCCTGTACCGCCTTGAGCGCGCGACAAAGGTGTAGTGAGACCCGTTAGAGACGTAATGTCACTGTTTGCGCCAGCCGCAGCCGCAGACAACGCAGATCGAGCGGCAGACGTTGATGCGGCGGTAAACAGGCCAATACCTGTTGCAGTTCCGCCCAAGTTAATCAGCGCGCCGCCAGACGTAGTCGATCCCGTGCCGCCCTGCGCCACTGAGAGTGGCACAGCCAGACCAGCAGTAGATGCGTCAACGACATCCGTCCCGTCGGAATACAAAATTGCGCGAGCATTTTGAACGATAGGAACGCCCGTGACCTGTGTCGTGGTGCGAACGCTAAAGGTGTAAGCGCCAGTCGTATTGTTAGCTACCCAGTATTGCTGGGTCGTGTTTGGAACCACAATCTCCATGTCGCCTGTCAGGGTGCCGACAAATTTATAGGCGATGCGGTTAAGTTCTGATCCAGACAGGGTGTATGGGCTTGTTTCGCCAGTAAGATTGATTGACGTATAGTCGAAGGCAAAGGTTGCGTTCTGACCAAAGCCAACGGTGTACCATTCAAGGCCGTCTGTCACGACGGTGCAGCTATCATCAATCGCCAGCGTCAGATTGGCTGCCGTGTTAATTGTTTCAGTCCCAGCCGGATCAATCGTTAGATCACCCGTGCCGTTGTTACGAATGTTGACGAACCATCCGTTTGGAAGACCCGCAGCGGCAGGCAGCGTAATTGTGCCAAGTGCACCCGTCCAAACATACGTCCCGGCTTGCGCACTTTCTGCCAGTGTGAAGCTCGTATTGAACTCGGTAATCGGATAGTTAGTCGAAAGCGTTGCACCTGTTGCGATAAGGCCGTAGCCCGCCAAGGCAGATGCCTGAGCCTGAGCAGTCGAAGCGCCCATCTGATAGGTGCGCCACAAACCGCCCGCAGTGTTGTTAGAATATAGATAAATCTGCCATTGCTGGCCCTGTGGGATCGAAACGATTGTGCCGCCCAAATTGTCTTTGACGGTAATCGTGGACGGTCCAAGGTTATTAAACAGAACGGTTTGCCCCAACGCCGTTTCATCGGCGGGCGGCATCGTAATGGAATAAGCACCTGACGGGCTCACCTCGATGATGCGCGCAACAACAAGGCCAGTCGTGCTCGCCTCAATAGGCCATTGAAGCGTGATGTCTCCTGTCAGGGTAATTCCGAGAAAGGAAACGTCTGACGGGTAGATGGTGTTGCCACCAAAAACCTGTGTATAGGTGCTGGTCATTAGGCCTCCTTACGAACCGCTGAGCGGTCGAGTATCTTGGCGAGGTCTTCGCCGTTGAGCATAGCGGCAGCGCGATCATACATCTGCTGCCAGACGCCAATACGCTCATCGTTCTTGAGGAACGGCGTTGCCTCAAGCAGCGTGCCGTAAAGAAGAAGCTGCGGTGCGTATTCGGTGAGCCAGTTTGTCTGCACCTCTTCGTCGAGAAGCGGCGGCAATTCGTAATACAGCACCTCAAACGGGTAGGCGCTGTCTGGCGTTGGTGCGATCAACCAGTGGTCATAGTCGTAATCGCTGTAGAAAATCGGCTCTTCTGTCGCCGTGCGATCAGGCCAATAGCTGAGCAGATACTCGTATGAGCGACTGAAAAGAACCTTGCGGGTGTTGTTTGTCGCGCCAGTTCCAATGTTCATCGACACCACATCACGCCAACGATCAGGCTTAGGATACACCGCTTGACCGATGGTGAGCGTGCCAGTCACCACATTGATGAAGCCCTGTATCTTTAGCTCACGCGAGATACGGCGCTCTGCAAGATTGATTAGGCGCGGGATTTGCTCATAAACAACAGGGTCAGACGCATAGGTGGCCCCGCGCTCCAGATAGCGCCGAACGTCCTGTTGGAGCGTCGTGAAGGTCATTGAGGTTGCCATGGCGCAGTCCTACAGCATTTTGTGGCCAAATGCCACGGTCAGGAGAGATACTCGAACACCAGGCCGGCGATGGCAAGCACGAGAGCGCCCAGCGTCATCTTACCCTTCGACAGGCCTTTCTTTTCGCCGATCGGAAGCGTCTTGCCAATTACAGCCTTTGTCGCTTCCTTAGCGACGGCGTTCTTGATGAGGTTTTTGATCTTCATGGCTTAAACTCCTGAAACCCAAGAGAAAAACTTCTTGGTCTTCATCTTACGGTCATCGAGGCCGTGCGTGCCACCGTTGATCCGCTTGGTTAGCTGCAAGATCGCAGCGTCATTCACACCCTGATCGCAGATGCCCCAGAGTTTGTTGCGGTCAAAGAACCACAGGGCGCTCTCAAAGCAGAGCTCGCCGGCGACAAGATCAGGGTTTGTCATGACATCCGGCCGGCCGATATAGTCAGCGAACGCCTGATAGTTGGACTTGCCCGTCAGTTGGAGGGCGCCGCGTCCTCGGAACTTCCATCCGTCTCCGCTTCCTTCGTCCCCATTGCCCATGCGATTTGCATAGACACGATTGGCAATCTTCTGCGGTTGGCGTTCGTAGGCTTTAGCCAGCGCCTCAGTCGGGAAATACTTGCGGAAAATGCCAAGCAGACCTTTCGCGCCATAGTTCAGGTTCTCCGAGAACGCCTTGAAGTTGCCGCTCTCGTGCGCCGTCTGTGCAAAGAAATGCGCAGCGCGCCGGGGCGACAGCTTGTAATAGTTCATGGCCGCCTTCAGCGTGCCGGGGCCAAAAGCCCCGTCAGCCGTGACGCCAATCTTCTGCTGAAGGTTTACGAGGCTCATTTGTTCGGGTTCCTCCAGTCTGGGAAGTCCTGCTCGTCCACGACGCCATCACCGTTTGCGTCATAGCGCAGGTCATGACGGTGCTTCTCCCACGGGGCCATATCGTCGTCATCATCGTCTTCGACCGCCTCAGTCAGCTCGACAGGCTCTTCTTTGGTGTTAGAAAAGAAGGTTTCATTAGCAGCGACGGGTGTAGGTGCTACTGGGCTGTCATCAACAGGCGCGGGATCGGTCGGCTCTTCCGGCTTTGCGTCACGAGCGTTAGCGTTCAGGCTCAAGCCGCCCAGCAGGCCGACAAAGGCGCCGACGATCGTGTTGAACGCAGGGCCGATGATCTCAAAGACCTTGTCGCTGTCCACAACGTCGTTCGACACAAACATGCCGGCCACCATAGCGGCCACCACAACAAGGATGACCATCGCCAATGTCACGACGGCCATGCGGATCGTGAACTCGATTGTGTCCTCAATGCCGTCTTGCTTACTTTCGAAGCGGTCCCAGAAGCTCATCAGTTATCCCTTTCAGCCAGCGGGTTCGCCAGCGTTTTGGTAATCTTGTCATTGACCTGAGCCTCCAGCTCCTTAACGCGGCGCTGCTGCTCGAGGTCTTGGGCTCGTAGCTCTTGTATAATAGCACGTTGAGATTGCAATGTCTCCCTCTCTGACACTTGCGTGCGAGCGGTCACTGCATCGACCGTCTGCCGGGTGCTCATGACGCTGCTGCCGACGCTGCTTGAGAGCGCCGCCAGGTTGTCCGAAAGGTACTTGGTGGTCTCCAAGTTCATGCGGATCATGCGCTCGTTACTGGCCTGCTGCTCTTTCATCTGGGTAAACTCGTCGCCCATAGATGCGTAAGTGGCGGTCACTTCCTGCATGGTGAGGAACTGCTGGTAGACTTGAAAGCCACCCCAAAGTGCGCCACCAGCCCCAGACAGAGCAGTGGCAACAGCAAATAGTTTACCACCAGTAAACTTAATACCGCCGATCTCGACGGAGGTTCCTTCGGGTTTTTCATCTTCGTCACTCATATTGGTCCTCCACCATGTCGTTCCATACACGATCTTGGCCCTGCATCATACGATAGAGCGCCAGATTTGCGTCAGGAATGCGACGGCCTTTGTATATGTCGCGCGGCTGATAGAACGGCGCGTCTGGGATGCGGGCTTGCGTGTACGCGGAATAGCCAGCCGGTATGGCCGCAAGCTGTGACATTCCCTCACTGTCGCCATTGTTTACATCCCCCACGTCAACCACAGGCCCGGCAGACATTTCGCCCTGCATCCCCGTCATGTTCAGCAATTCCATCTGCTGCGCTTGCCCCACAGGTGTATAGGTATCGCCAATCGTTGTGGTGATCACCGGGGTGAAGGTCGGCCCTTCTGTCGGCTGAAGCGAATACGTTACGCCTGCCGTCTCCGTCGTAACCTGTTCGCCGTGCTGTTCTGTGTACTGTGCGTCAGCCTGTGCCAAGAACGCTACGTTTTGCGCGCTAACCTGTAGCACCGTCTCTCGTGCGAACAGGTCTGCCTCTTCGATTGCCTCGCGCTGGAAGAAGTCTACGTTGCGATCACGACGGGCTTCAATAGTTACGGCTGCCGTCTGATCCGGGCCTGCCTGCTCCATACGCGCCGCCTCTGCCGCTTGGGCCTCCTGCGCTACCGCCTCGCTAGCTTGCGCCACATCTTCATCGGTGGGCGCGCTGGTTTGCTCAATAGCAGACATAGCCTCACTCAAGCTGATCAGGGCTTAACGGCTCGTCGTTTGCATCTTCAGCTTGGTCCTCCTCCACAGTGTCTTCAGCCACAACGTCATCAGAGACTATGACCTCTTCTGACATCGTCTCCTCAACCGCCTCAGAGACCGGCTCAGGTTCTGCGACTGGCTCTTCGATAACTGGCTCGCTTTGCGCTTCCTCAGTAGGATCAGGGGTTACGTCGGGAGCAGGGTCAACGGCGTCAGGAGCCTGAACAACAGGTTCTGGCTCAGGTGGAGGAGGCGGGTTCTCAAACGACAGGCTTACGCGGTCGATCTGCGGGCCATACGGCCCCGCCCAGAAGCCAACGTCTTGCCCGGTGAAGGTTATTGTAGCCGTGTCAAAAGCAGAGGCAGTGCCAGTAAGAGAGAAAACAGCGTAATTCGGCTGATAAGACTGCACGCTCAGCAGAGGAACGGACTGCACAGGTTCGCCACCCAGATAAAGATTAAGGTTGGCCGTCAGCCAATCAACAGGTCCGTTAGGGTTAGTGCAATAGCCGCCGATGCTGTTGTTGCAGGGTAGTCGATATTCAAAACCGACGATGAAGCCAGTGTAATTGGCCTGCGTAGTCACGGTCTGCTGCACGACACCAGTTGCATAGGAAAAGACGTAACAGTAACCACCAGCCGGGCCACAGCCGTCATAAACGCCACCGGGGCCACTTTCAGACCACCCAGAAAGACCTTGCTGGAAGCCGCCGTTAACGAGCAAGTTGTCTTGCGCCGCAAGGGGCGTAGAGATCAGCGCCGCGAGGAGCGCTTGGGCTTGTTTTCTTCCCATGCCGCAGCAGCCTCTTTGCCGATCTTGCCGTTGTAGGGGCAAGGTGTGCCAGCCATCTTCATGGCGTCAAATACGCGCTCATCCTGACAAAGCAGCGACACGGCAGCAACACGCATACCCATGTCGTACAGCGTCTTGGATAGCTTCAGCGCCTCGCAGTTCTTGTCGCGGATCGTCTTGCCGCCAGAGATACCCAAGATTTGCGTCTGCACTGCCCCTGACACCCCAGTGGTGCAAAGGTCTTGGCTGTAGCTCATCATGCTGGGGGCAATCGCCGAGGGCGGTGGCGACGTAATCTTCTGCGTCACGCTCTGGCTCGACTGGCTCTCGCTGTAGCTCTTGCTGTCCGAAACGCTGACGTTGTTGTTCTGGTTG